GAAGAAGAGGCCATGAAGGCTTATGACACCGATATGACCATGAAATCTGACGCTGCTGAAGAAGCTGACGTTGAAGCTGCAGATGTTGATGCCCTTAAGGCTGATATTGAAACACTCAAGGCCGAAAACGAGCGTCTTCGTAAGGGTTTGATTGAAGAAGGTTACGTTATCGAAGCTGATGCTATCCAAAAGAAAGCTGAAGTTGAGATGATTGAAGTTTCTGGTGAGATGATCGTTAAGTCGGACATCCCTGCCCCCGTATTGAAGGCCCTCGAAGCTGCTGCTATCGAAAAGGCTGACATTGAGCTGACTAAGAGTGCTGGTGAGGCTCTGCCACACTTTGATATTACAGTCGCTAAGGCTCTCGTAGCTAAGTTCTCTGAGGACGAAGCAATTATGGTCGCACTGAAGGCTGCTGATGCTGCTTTTAACGCTGCCATGCAAGAGTTCGGTAAGTCCGATGTAGATGGCGAATTCGCTACCTCTGCTGACAAGCTCGACGCTCTCGTAAAGTCCTACATGGACGACAACCAACTCAAAAAGAGTGATTATGCCAAGGCTTACGCTGCTGTAGCTAAGACCGATACAGGCAAAACTCTTATTAACAAATCCTACAAAGGGGAATAATCATGGCCGTTATGCAGTCCCGCGATAACCGCACTTTCATTGCTGGGGAAGACCTTACCGCAGCTCAATTCAAGTTTGTAACTCTGGAATCCGATGGTCAGGTTGACCTTGCTGATGCCGCTGGTGAGAACGCTATCGGTGTTTGCCTTGTTGGCGGTGCTGCTGGTGCTGCTGTCACTGTCTGCGTGTCTGGTTCTGTTCTGGTAACTGCTGGTGGCACTATTGCTGCTGGTGCTGCTGTACAGACAGATGCTGCTGGTGATGCACTCACTGCTGCTGCTGGTGATGTCGTACTGGGCTATGCCCGTGAAGCTGCTGTGGACGGCCAGATCATTGAGATCGAACTGATCCAAGGCGGCAACGTTGTCCCTGCCTAATCCAAGCATTTAAGGAATAATAGAAATGCCTCTTTTGACCCCATCCGCCGTACATATTGACCAGCCCCTCAGCAACCTGACGCTGGCATATGTGCAAGAGCAAACCAACTTCATCGCTGACAAAGTGTTCCCAACTGTGGGTGTTCAGCGTCAGTCGGACAAGTACTACATCTACGACCGTGCGGGTATGAACCGCTCTGGTGACGTTAAGAAACTTGCCCCACGCACCGAAGTAAACCGCATTGGTCTGACACTGTCGAACGACAGTTACTTTGCTGACGTGTACGGTATCGGCATGGACTTCGACGAGCAGACTATTGCTAACGAAGATACTGTGTTGGAAATCCGTGCTGCTGGCGCACAGACCCTTGTAAACCGTGTCTTGATTGAACGTGAGGAGCAGTTTGCTTCTAACTTCTTCGCTGCTGGTATCTGGGGTACAGAAGCTACACCAGCTAACCTGTGGTCTGACTACACAAACTCCACACCAATCACTGATGTGACAACTGCTCGTCGTACCATGCAGCTTAAGTCTGGTGGCTTCAAGCCAAACACAATGGTTATTGGCAAGGAAGTCCGTGACGTTCTGATTAACCACCCTGACATTCTGGCCCGCCTGAACGGTGGTGCCACTGTCACCAACACTGCACTCATCACCAATGCCAAGTTGGCTGAAATCTTTGAGGTAGAGAACTTCTACGTCATGGAAGCTGTGAAGAACGGTGCTGTCGAAGGTCTGGCAGAAAGCAACTCCTTCATCGGTGGTAAGAACGCTCTGCTGGTTCACGCACCTCGTAACGCTGGTCTGATGACCCCAGCTTCGGGTCTGACCTTCGCATGGAACAACATCCCAGGCGCAAACAACCTCGGCATCACTGTTGAGTCCTTCTCGGACGATGCACTGAAGCGTCAGCAGGTTGCAGAACACATCCAAGTTAAGATGGCATACGACATGAAAGTTGTTGGCGCTGACTTGGGTTACTTCTTCTCTGCCGTTATCGCTTAATTAGCGTTACTAAACTAATGGAGTGTCCTCAGTCTTCTGGGCTGGGGTCACTACCCACCAATAAAAGAACATAACAGTATCCAAACACAATGGAGTAGTCCTATGCACCCATCATATCTGGGATGGCAAGTAGATTGGCCCGTATTCGTAAAGCAGCCACTATCTGCCGACAATAAGAATTGGAAACGTGGAGAACATTTTAACTGGTTAGAGCGAGGGTTGAGTGAACAAACTGTGTCGCTCCTCTATGCCACTGGTTTTATCTACCACAACACAGAGTTTGAAGTCCAAGCCAAAGTAGGTGATCGCCTGTCAGAGATGTCTGGTGCGCAACTGAATACCCTAGTTGGCTTGATTAACTCTGAGGTCAAGAGCAGAACCTCTAGCCTAGACGAATACAAGAGGAAGAAGTGTCCTCAGTCTAAGATTGATACAAAGCAACGTGGTATTATTCGTCGCTTCCTGAATAACAATGCTTGGATCACAGAAGATTTCTACCGTATTCGTGACGGTATTTTAGGCGACTAATAATCGAAGGGATGCCCAAATGAGTTGGTCGTATGATTCTACTGACCTAGACACTACAACAGCCTCTGGGCGTCTCAACTCTGTCCGTATTCTGGTGGGAGACACTGACACACTAGACCAGCAGGTGCAGAACGAAGAAGTCCTCTTTGCTCTCTCAGAGAGTGGTGATAACGTCTACTATGCTGCTGCTTGGGCTGCTAGGGCTATCTCCTCTAAGTTCTCTCGGAGGGTCACGACAAGTCTAGATGGCTCTCTCAGTGCTAACTACAGTGACCTTGCCAAGCAGTATAAAGTCCTTGCTGATGACCTTGAGTATCAGGGTAAGACCTCTGGTGCTGTCATTGGTGTACTAGCTGGTGGTATCACCAAGTCTGGTATTCAGGCTGTTCGTTCTAACACTAATCGTATCGAAGGTTCCTTCCGTAGAGATCGCTTCAAGAACCCTCCAAGTTACGACACACCAGAGTATGAATGAGGAGCTAGAGCATGACCTTCCGCTCCTTTGACCTGTTTAATCTAGTGCGTGACTTTGGGGAAGACCTAACTCTGCGTAAGATTACCTCTGACGGTTCTTACGACCCCACCACAGGTTCTGTCAATGGGTCTGTCACAACGGACTACACTGTCCTTGGTTACTTCTACAACTACGAGACCCTCAACGTAGATCAGATACGCAAGGGGACACGCAAGTGTGTGATCTCAGCCCTATCTAATGTAGAGCCTGATGAAGACGACCAACTGCTAGGTAATGGGGATGCTGTATCCATTGTCTCTGTATCTACAATCTTTTCTGATGGTGTCGCTATCTGCTACATTTGTCATGTAAAGGAGTAGGCCATTGGAGTTTAGAACTAAGGTAAACAAGAAGTCGGTCTCAGGTAAACTAGATGCCGCTGCAAGTGAAATCGAGGGTGAGGTTAAGGATTACCTTAAACGCATAGCTGACTCACTAATAGGCGAAGACCCAAGAGAGGGCGGCATAGGCGCAGGCTCACCCGTCGATACAGGGGCTTATATCACGTCCCACAGTTTTCAACCTACTGGTGGTAGGGGTGGCCGCTCAAGGAGTTCTACCAATAAGCCCAAGAACCAAAGCTGGTCGCAAAAGGCTGAAGAGGCTAGGTCTAACTTGTATGCTGATATTGAAGCCGCTGACGTTACAGAGGAAAGGGCTGGCATTTTTAGAAACCGTGCGCCTCATGCGGCAGCGGTAGAAAGTAAACACCTCGTTTACGCAAAAGTAAAAGACAGGTTCAGGTAATGGCTAGTATCTATGATGACATTCGAGCTGCCCTTGAGGTTAAACTAGGTTCTATCACTGATGTCCCTTCTATCGGTTGGGAGAACTTACAGTTTAGCCCCACTACTGGTCAACCTTACCTAAAACCCCGACTAATTCCCACTCGTAGAGAACCTGCTGTCCGTGGCATTAACCCACAGATGTATTACCAAGGCATCTTTAGAATTGAGTGTTATGTCCCTGAAGGTGTCGGTCCTGCCGCTGGTGACGATCTTGCCGACAAGATTATGGAAGCTTTTGAAGCCACGACAGACGTAGGTCAAGCTGGCACTATCGTATCCATCCGTTATGCCGAAAGAGAACAGGCAGAGATTGATGGACCCTTTTACATGATACCAGTTAATATCGGGTGGTATATTTATGCTTAGGGTTTGTAAAACTTGTTGCTTAGAGAAACCGTTAAATGAGTTCACCAAGAATAGTAGGTGTAATTACGGGGTGACGAACAAGTGCTTGAAATGTTCTGCTGAATACAGTTTGAAATATTACTACGATAACACTGAGTTGAGGGCAGAGGCTCAAAAGAAATCTGTGGCTAAGAGAAAATCTAAGGGCAAAGATGTAAATAAAGCTCAAAGAGAGTGGGCCAGAAGAAACCCACACTCAAAAAGGTTTCATGCGGCCCAGAGAAAAACTCATGTGAAGCAAGCAACCCCACCTTGGCTGACTGACAGTCAAAAGTCCCACATCAAAAGAACTTATAAGTTGGCACAGATAATCAAGGATGCCACAGGTGTAGACTACCATGTAGACCACATCGTTCCCTTACGTGGGAAAAACATCTGCGGTTTGCACATACCAGAAAACCTGCGGGTTTTAAGGGCTGACCTCAACTTATCCAAATCCAATATTTATAAATAATCCCCATAGGAGAAACAACATGGCCTTTGCACAGGGTTCGCGCTCCAGCTTGTCGTACATCGTAGAAGCTACGTTTGGCACTACACCCGCTGGTAACTTTACTAACCTCCCTTTCAGCACTCACTCTTTGAACCTCACTAAAGACCGTGTAGCTGGTAACGACATCCAAGCTGACCGTATGCCTCGTGTGGACCGTCATGGTAACCGTCAAGTAGCAGGTGACATTGCTGTTGATCTTCGTGATGCTGACTATGACGACTTCCTTGAATCAGCTCTGCTTAACACTTTCTCGACTGACGCCCTGAAGGTTGGCGTTACCCCTAAGTTCTTCTCCATCGAAGACTATGCCGCTGACATTGACCAAGCCCGTGTGTTCACAGGTTGTTCGGTTTCTTCGATGGCTATTTCCCTCGCCCCCAACCAGATGGTTACGACTACTTTCTCGATGGTTGGTAAGGACATGACCATCAGTGGCACACAGAAGACACAGGACGCTGCCTCAGGCGCTGCTCCCTTCGATGCCTACTCTGGTGACATTGCTATCGGTAACGTGGCCTCTAGCTCCGCTGTAGCCATTGTGACGGGCCTTGACTTCACCTTGAACAACTCTTTCGCACCCACCTTCGTTATTGGTGACGACAGTGTGCCTTCTCTGGAATATGGTCGTGCGGAGATTGAGGGGACTATCACCGCATACTTCGAGGATGCAGCCCTGATTACTCGCTTCCTGAATGAGACTGAAAGCGAACTGGAAGTGTCTGTGAATGACCCAACTGGTGCTAACGCTTACACACTCCTGTTCCCCCGCATTAAGATTAACTCTGCTGACGTTGGTGTCGATGGCCCAACTAGCCGTATCATCAGCATGTCTTTCGTTGCTCTCTATGATGCAACTGAAGGCACAAACCTGAAGATCACACGTCCAGCAGTGTAAACAGATACCTAGCTGCTATAGCATCGGCCTCACGGCCTTAGGTAGGGGAGGCTCTGGTCGTCGGGTCTAGGGTCTCCCCATTTATACTACCCGATAAACCCCGACATAACCCACAAACAAAGGAAATCCCGATGGACCTTATGAACCTTAAGCCTACCAGTGACACTGTTGAAGTTAAACTGGTGCATCCCAATACTGGCGACCAACTGAAGAACGACGACAAGACTGATATGACTATCACTGTCTACGCAAGCCATTCCAAAGAGTATAAATCTGTAATGCACGAACAGACAAACAAGCGTCTGAAGGCTATGCAGTCAGGTAAGAATAAAGACTTTACCTCTCAGGATATGGAAGAAGCTACTCTTACGTTGCTCTCTAAGATTACAGCTAGTTGGGATATTACCTATGGTGGTGAGAAACCCAAACTTACTGTCGCTAAGGCTAGAGAATTATACGATCAGGTGTTCTGGATTAAAGATCAGATTGAGGGAGCGTTAGCTGACTCTCTGGATTTTACGAAAGCCTAACTTGTCAGTTATGTGAGTGGGCTGAACATCAGTTCAAACTCAACAGGCCTGATAAGGATGGCATTTCAGAACGAGAACATCTTGAACAAGTAGAGAGGCAGATTGGACGTAGACCTGAAGCATTGGAACCCCCGACAGATTTTCCACAGCTTATGTCTCACGTCTGGTCTGCCTTTATTACTTTAAGCAACAGCAGAACACAAGGCTTTTCTGGCCCCAACCCGATAACATACGAACAAATCAAAGCATGGAAAGAACTGACTGAGACGCCTGTAGAACCTCGTGAGATTGAGGCTATAAAGCGTGTTGATACAGTTTATATGAGGGTAGCGAATGGCTGACTTAGCAATTATTGTAGACACTAAATCACTTGTTGACGCTAAGAACAAACTCACTGCTTTTCAAAACCAGATGGGTAAGACTAACTCTGTCTTGGGGTTGAGCCGTGCGCTAGGTTCAGTTGAAAGAAACGTAGAAGAACTTATTAAGGCCCAAGCTAAGGGCCAACTTAGTTCTCGGTCTTTTCAGCAGGGTCTACTTGAGCAGAGAAAAGCCCTTGAAGCTATGGGTATGTCTTCGTACATGGCTAGGCAAAGGGTGGAGCAACTTGCTGCTGCACTGAGGAACCAACAGGCGGCTAGGGTTGCTGCTCAGGCTGCTGATGAGGCCGCAAGGGCCACTAAAAGGCTTGCTGATAGACAGTTGGAACTCCGTATGCGGTTCCAAGAGGGCTACGCTAATTTTACTCGTCAGCGTGAAGCTATGCGTAGTCTCAGGGAAGCCTACCGCTCTGGCATAATCACCCTACAGCAGTATGAAGCACAACTAGCTAGGATTAGAACAGCTAACCAAGGTAACGTAAGGGGAACTAATAACCTTGGTGTAGCCATGCAGCAGACGGGTTATCAGGTTGGTGACTTCATGGTGCAAATCCAAGGCGGGACAAACCCAATGGTTGCTTTTGGTCAGCAGGCTACTCAGCTTGTCGGGGTACTTTACTTGATGCCGCCAGCAATGCTAGCAGCTTCGACATCTATCATGGGACTTTCTGTCTCGGTAGGGTTTCTCGTGATGAGCCTTGGTATCATTATCCCTATTGCAACCGCTATTGGCGCATACTTTATGCGAATGAGTGGCTCATCTAAAACCCTCAGCCAGCGCCTAGATGAAGTAACCTCGTCGTCGGATAAACTAAAAGAAACCTTTGAGCTTCTTAACGACCAAGAATTAGGGTTGAAGTTTGGCAACTTGACTGATGAAGTTAGGTCGCTGAGTTCTGCAATGCTAACCCTTGATAGTAACGCTCAACTAAAGAATTTCTCGGCCTTTCTGGATAAAGCTGAAGGTGCTGCTAATGTTGGTGGGGTCCGTCAATTCTTTAATGAGATGATAAACACCCCTACGTTTGGCCTTCTTGCCTCGTCTGAGGCAGAGCTGGACGAGGCAACTTTTGCTAAGTTAGGTTATGGTATTGGTAGGCAACAATACTTGGGCTACATTGATGGCCTAAAATCGGCTGCTAATCAGGGCAACAGAGAACAAATTGTAGGTTTGTTTGATAACCTTATAAGCTCTCTTGGTAGCAACGTCACCCCAGCGGGATACCTTCTGGCTGACCAGATGAGAAAAATAGCCCTTTCTGTTGCTGATATCACTGCGGAAATGAATGGCACAGCTAAAGCGGCTAGGGTAGCTGTCCACCTAGAAGAAAAACGTGTAGAATCTATCAAGCTCTACTACGACAACCTAAAAAAAGTAAGCGACCTCCAGCAAGAGCGCAAAGCTGGCGTTCAAGAAATTCTTGATGCTGTTGACGCTGAGAAGAAGTCTATGTCTGACACTCTCGACCTTAACAGGTTGATCCTTCAGTTTGGAAAAGACTCTGCACAGGTTAAGGCAAAAGAAGCTGCGATTGCAAGGGAGCAATACAGGCTTGAGCTAATTAACGCCCAGATTAAGGGCAACCACTTAATTGATGCTATGGCCCTGTACGATGCTAATGTGGGCGTAACGAATGCAATTTCCGACTCTGAGCAAAAAGCAAAAGGTTTAGCTGAGGCTTTAAAAGATGCAGCTTCGGCAATGTCTAGCCTTTCATCTTTTGGTGACAGTTTAGATAAAGCTCTCGCGGTATCTCTGGCAAAAGTACAAGCCCTTAAGTCTGGGGTTGATGCTACCATTGCTGGTTCTATTGCAGGGATGAGGGTGGACTTAAATGCCCGTATGCAAGCTGCAAAAGAATCTGGGGTAGACTCTGGCATTGTTGAAAGAATGTTTGGTGGCGCTAGAGGTAAAATATCTGAGATTGAAGCCTCTGAAACAGAGAGAAAGGGGCTTGAAGAAGCCAACAGGGGATCTAATAAAAAAGGTACGACATCTGAAACTGGTCAAGAAGCTCTCGACAAGTTGGTGCGACAGACAGAGAGTAGACGTAGGCTGGTTGACCTGACTGAGGAACAAGCACGTTACGAAGAGCTGCTGTTCAAAATTCAAGAGACTAGTGCTGGTAAGCGTGACCCCCTGTCTCAAAAAGAACTTGAAGTCGCAGCTAAGAAAATCTACCTCATAGAAGAACAAACTCGCGTTATTGAAGAGCAGAATAAAGTACAGGAAGCTCTTGCAAGCACCATAGAAAACTCTATGGAAGATGCTTTCATGTCGATGGTTGATGGTACTAAGAAAGCTAAAGACGCCTTTAGGGATATGGCTGCTGACATCATCAAAGAACTCTACAGAGTGCTTGTCGTCCAACAGATGGTGGGTAGCTTTAAGACAGGTGGTGGTGGTATCTTAGGTGCCATTGCACCTATCTTCGGTAAAGCATCTGGTGGGACAGTAATGTCTAACACCCCTTACTTAGTTGGTGAGAAGGGTCCAGAGGTTATCGTCCCTCAGAACCGTGGTCATGTTATGAATGCTGACCTGACAGCTAAGGCTATGGGTAATGGTGGTGGTGAAGTTACTATCGTGCAGAACTTCAATTTCCAAGCTAATGGTGACGACAGTGTAAAGAGGATTATCGCACAAGCTGCACCTCAGATCGCACAGATGACCAAGAAGTCTATGATTGATGATCGTCGTCGTGGTGGACAAATGAAAGCTACTTTCGGGTAATAGGGAAAGATACTAATAGATGGCACTCACATACCCACTAAATCAACCAACCACTATTGGTATCGAAAGTATTGAGTTACGGGCTGTAAATGCTGTAGCTGTCTCTCAGTCTCCTTTCACCTATAAGCAGCAAGTTATTTCTCACGGAGGGCAGAAGTGGGAAGCCTCAGTTACTATCCCTTCTGTCCGCCGTGACTTAGCTGCTGAGTGGAAAGCTATGCTAGTAGGTCTTAAGGGACAGACTGGCACTTTCCTACTAGGAGACCCTGACTATGCGACACCAAGGGGTGATGTAAGCTCTTGCAGACTTACTGGGGTAACTGGCGATGAGACTGTTACTGTCGTTATGACTGGGACACTAAAGGCTGGTGACTATATTCAGCTAGGGGGAGGTTCCTCTGCTAAACTACATCAGGTTCTTGCTGACCAGACTGGTAATGGTTCCCTAGAGATTTGGCCTGCATTAAGGGCTGACTATACAGGTGCCACGGTAGTGCTTGATTCCCCCAAGGGCGTCTTTAGGTTGGCTATTAACCTCACATCTTGGTCTATCAACAATGCTTCTTTCTATGGTATCTCCTTTGAGGCTGTAGAAGTTATAACGTAAGGATAAGATATGTCAAGAGACCTGACCTCAGCCACAATCACTAACATATCAGAAGCCACAGTCTACCCATTCTTTGCTATTGAACTTAACTTTGACAGTGAGATACTGCGGTTGTGGACTGGTCAAGGCACACTTACACTACCTGATACGACACAGTGGATTGGTACAGGAACCTTACTTGATATCTCCGCTATTGAAGAAACCGCTGAAATGGCTGTCAGGGGCGCTACACTGACTTTGAGTGGGGTACCCTCGGAAATACTCTCACTAGCCCTCAGTGAGCCTTATCAGGGCCGTGTGTGCAACATCTACTTCGGAACATTCACTGGTGGTGACCTTACTACGGCACCTAGTAACTTCGATCAGATTTTCTCTGGTTATATGGACCAGATGAACATTCAAGATGGTCCTGAGACAGCTACTATTGAACTGAAGGTAGAGAACAAGCTAGTTGACTTAGAAAGGGCTAGGGTTGCTCGCTTTACATCTGGGTATCAGAAGTCTATCTACCCTAGCGACAAGGGGTTTGACTTCGTAGAAAGCCTTCAAGACAGAGAACTATTCTGGGGTCGCAATGCTGTCAATTAAATACCAACAAGAGTTCCTTTCTCAATTCAAGAGTGGTGCTCAAGAGTTGCTGGAACAAGATTGGGATGAGATTGAGCATAAGAAAGACCTGCGTAAGTTAAACCCAGATTGGTCTATCTACGAGTTACTAGAGAAGCAGGGTCAGTTGTATATCTTTACTTGTAGGGATGACCTAAAGCTGGTCGGTTACTTTGTCGTTATCATCACACCTAACCTGCACTGTAAGGGAGATACCCTTGCTGTAGCTGATGTGATCTATCTGGATAAAGAGTATAGGTCAGGTCTGTTGGGCTACAAGCTGTTCTTGTTCGCTGAGTCTTGCATCAGAGATGATGGCTACAAAACCCTACAGGTAACGACAACAGAAATGAACCCGATAGACCCGCTAATGCTAAAGCTGGGCTATAGCAAGGTAGAAACTAAGTTCGAGAAGGTGTTATAAATGGCTGTCTTTACCGCTCTTAGTGTTGCTGTCGCTACTTATGGTGCTGGTGCCAGCTTTTTTTCTGCCGTTGGTGTATTCATCTCTAGTGCTGGTTTTACTGGACAGCTCCTGTTGAGTGCTGCTACTAGCCTTGTTCTTAATGCCCTGACACCTAAGCCTTCTGCTAGTGGTGGGGCTAACAGGGGCTATCAGGTAAACTCTAGGGGTGCTGCACTAGACCACCAGATCATCTATGGTAAGGTCCGTGTTGGTGGTGCTATTGTCTATGATGATGCAACGGGCGTAAACAATAAGTTCCTGCATCGTATCATTGCTGTTGCTGGTCACGAAGTACAGTCCTTTGATCGTATCTACATTAACGACAGCTACATTGACTTCGGTGACATTGCTGGTGATGGTAATATCCCTTCTGTCGTTGACCCTGACGGTAGCACATCAACCAGATACAATGATAAAATCCGTATTCAGTTTGGCTATGGTACACCTACCCAGCCAGCTAATGCCGCTCTTGTGTCTGAATCACCTAACTGGACTGCACAGCATACCCTGAGTGGTATTGCCTATATGTATGTCCGACTGGCCTTCGATGCTGATGTGTTCCCTAATGGTATCCCCACGATCACTGCTGAAGTAAAAGGTAAGAAGGTCTATGACCCTCGTACTACCACGACAGTGTGGTCTGATAACCCAGCCCTGTGCTTGCGTGATTACCTTACGTCCAAGTACGGTGTCAATGAGGATGCAGATAACATTGATGATACGCTAGTTACTGCTGCTGCTAATGTTTGTGACCAGACTATCTCAGGTCTAGCTAGGTACACTTGTAATGGTGCCTTCACTACTGGTTCTACTCCTTACGATTTGTTGCAGAGTGTCCTAACCTCTATGGGTGGGACTATGTGGTATGCTCAGGGTAAGTGGCGTATGAAGCCTGCTTACTGGACGACACCAGTGATGGACTTGAACGAAGATGACTTCCGTTCTAGTGTCGGTGTAAGCACACGTCATTCCCGTAGGGACAACTTCAATGTCGTTAAGGGAACCTTCCGTGGTGCAGAAACTAACTGGCAGGTCACAGACTACCCACAAGTAACTAACGCTGCTTTTGTCACTGTTGACGGTGGTCAGGAGTCTGTTGTTGATGTGAACCTTGCTTTCACTGATAACTCTATTGAAGCAAGAAGACTAGCTAGGGTAGCCCTAGAAGCCAACAGACAACAGCTTATGATCAGTGCATCCTTTGGCCTGAGAACCTTGGCCCTTCAGGTTGGCGACAATGTGAGGGTTACCAACACTAGGTTTGGTTGGGTCAACAAAGAGTTCACTGTTATGTCGTGGAGCTTTGGTCTCGCTGATGAGTATGACCTTCAGGTGAACATGATCCTGCAAGAGACTGCTGAGAGTATCTTTGATGAAGTTGACGATGGCATTGTTTACGACAGAGATAACACTAATCTCCCTAACCCTTTCTTTGTTGAGGGGGTAGGTATCTCTGCTGTAGCTTCTGTGCAAATCTCTAACCAGAAGGTCTCTAACATAGCTCTGGTAAACATCACAGCAACAGATGGTGTATATATTGACAGTGTAAACGTAGAATACAAGTTATCTTCAGGGTCTATCTACAAGGCTCTAGGTACAGGCACACTAGGTTTTTATGAGGCTGTGAACCTAGAGCCAAATTTCTATGACTTTAGGGCCAGAGCAATAAACATCTTTGGTGTTAAGGGGGAGTGGACTTACCTGTTAAACAAGGAGATTAACGCTTTTGCTGGTGACCCAAGTGATGTAAGTGGCTTTGATATTGAAATCTCTGGCGGTACTACCTTCTTGTCTTGGGAACCTATCTCAGACCCTGACCTTAGTCACTACGAGATAAAGCACAACTCTAATACATCAGGGGCTAACTGGGGTAACTCTACAACTGTTATTAAGAAGGTAGCTAGACCAGCATCTTCTGCTACACTTCCAGCGCGTAGTGGTACTTTCCTGATTAGGTCTTATGATAAAGAGGGTAACTTTAGTGTAGATGTAAGCACTATTGTTGTGTTAGCATCTGAATTACCCTCAATGGGACAGACTGAATTTACTGCTGACCAAGAGCCTACTTTTACGGGTACTAAGACTAACGCTATTGTTGTGTCATCTGCACTTGAGATCGACATTACTACTTCATCCTCGCCTACAGGTGAATACTTCTTCCCTTCCTACATTGACGTTGATACAGTTAGAAGTTGTATTGTAACTGGCTTCAGGACTTTCACAAGGAAGTTTGACGGTGGTACACTCCTATGGGACAACATACCACAGGACTTTGATACTTGGCCGGATCTGTTCGACACTTGGACAACAGAAACAACAGCCTTTGGTGACACTGGTGTAACGGTATTTGTCTCTGCTACTTACGATGATCCTTCTGGTACACCCTCTTGGGGAAGTTATCTCCCTGCTAACGGTGCTTCTATCATGGGTCGTGCATTTAGGTTCAAGGCAGAACTAAATAGCTCTAATGCTAAATATACACCCTCTCTTACTGAGCTTAATGCTTCAGTCGCATACTAAAAGGAAAGCCCTGACATGAGCCAACATGATTTTAACATCTCTAACCAGACAGCTAGTGTAACTAGGGCAGATATTAACAATGCTCTGGGTGCATTAGCTACCCTATCGTCTGGTACTACTGCCCCCTACACTAAATATGCTAATATGTTGTGGTACGAGACTGACACTAACACCTTGTGGATGAGAAACGAAGCTAACTCCACTTGGATCAGAGTGGCCTATGTCGATCAGTCTGCTAATGCTTGGCGGGTGCTAGATAACACGCGGGTTGTTAGTACATCAGGGACAACCATAGGGTACTTAGCCGTTCATGCAACGTCTACTTGGCAGTCTGGCGTGGACACTAATGATAAACTTGTGTCCCCTGCTAAGGTGAATGCGGCGATTCAGGCTTTGGTTCCTAACGTGCTGAACGCTTCCGGCACAGCTCCGCTCTACGCTTGCCGCGCGTGGGTGAATTTTAACGGCACTGGCACTGTGGCAATTCGGGCCAGCGGGAATGTTTCCAGCATCACGGACAACGGTGTTGGAAATTACACAGTCAATTTTACGACAGCGATGGCCGATGTGAATTATGCGGTTCTTGGGTCTTGTATTTACACGGAAGTTGCTACGCAGACTAACCTAGTAACACTTTCACCATACCTTAGAGACACTTCGTCTGTTCGAGTAATAACTGGCTATGCGGCTGACACTGCCAACGCTGGCGTTCTAGCGGATTGCAATGTTGTCAGTGTCGCAATTTTCCGCTGAAAGGAACCCCAATGGACCAACGTATCATCTACCAAAACGACGAAGGCGGCGTGGCAATTATTATCCCGTGCGATTGCGGTTTAACAATTGAGCAAATTGCTGCCAAAGACGTGCCAACGGGCAGGCCCTACAAGATTGTGGACGTGGCCGACATTCCAACAGACCGCGAATGGCGCAATGAATGGGCTGTTGATGAAGCTGATTTAACCGATGGGGTGGGCGCATGATTATCAAGATTAGACAACCTGACCCCGCAATTGCGCTGGCCGAGCAGGAAGCCAACCGCCAGTCAGCATACACCGCTGAAGCTGACCCGTTGTTCTTCAAGTGGCAGGCTGGTGAGCTTACAGAAGCCGAATGGTTGGCAAAGCGTGAGGAAATCCGCACAAGGTTTCCC